GATACGGGCGGGGCCGGGTACCTAGGGGCTGTGCCGGGTTATCTTGATTCGGGCACATGGTACTGGTTGCAGGACGATTGCGAGACCTGGAGCGCGGGAACGCTTCCGACCGATACCGCAAGCCCGTATTATATCGCCAGCCAGAACGGAACGCGATGCGGGGCTACCCGTCCGGGCGTGGCCGATACCGTCACTACGGGCAAGATCGTCGCCTACGACAATGCGGGGAATTACAACGAGCTGGAGTTTTCTTTCGAAAGCGCCGGCGGGTCAACAGATCTACCCGACGTAGGTAACGTCACCACCGACGACACGGTAGACGGGTCGCCTGGAACCTTTGCCGTCCCCGCCGCCGAGAACGTAGAGAGCGGTGTCCAGTACGGAGCGAACGGGACAGAGTTTACCGGGACGTATGTTGGTGGTGTCGTCGATCCACCCGCCGCGCCCACTCTCGCCATCGCCGACAATGGCGACGGCACCGTAACGGCCACAGTAACAGGCTCAACCGCTGGGTCAACAAACAAAATATATACAGGCGTTGTCGGTCTATCGTCTTGGGTGTTGCAAGACACGGTTTCCGGTGATGGATCAACTACGTTTGCTTTGGAGTCTGGATACTACTGGGTCAATGTGGAAAGCTCTACCGCCAGCGGAAGAGTGTGCGGAAACATTGTGTCTCTATTTGTATCTGCGACTGACACAGTAGAAGCACAGTATGAGGTGGTAGCGATTACAACAATACCCGGGACGCATACAAAACAATTATCATTGGTGCGTTTGGAGAAACCGATTTATCCGATAGGACAAGTAGACGAGGGAGGAAGTTAAAATGGAAGACGTACAAGCGTTTTGGGGAGCAGTGGGTGTAGCCGTCGCGTGTGGCTTGTTTATCGGGCGATACGTCTTGGCTTATTTCGACAGAAAATCCATGGTCAAAGCGTATGACGCCTATCGGCCTTATGCAATCATGGCTGCGCGATGGGTAGAAAACCAAGTTCCAGACGATTACGGGACAGATGAGAATGATTCTAGCATTGCAAAGGCAACACACAAGCTCGATATGTTCCTAAAGAAATTCTCGCAGATTGTAGCCGTCCAAGAAGGTGAAGCAGTTGATGAAAACCTTCGCCGAGAAGCAATGGCATGGAGTGTGGAACTTGCGGAGCGCATGAACTATACCGGGAAGCTCAAAGACTTAAAAGACCTGATTCCTACTGTTAAGGAATTGGAAAAGGAGGCCAGTAATGTGGACGGTCCTGAGTTTCCTGATTAAGCTGATTGCCGACATATTCTTGAAAGCACAAAACACGAAAGGAGAGACGATTGAGACACGGAACATTGAAGGTGCTGCGAACTCTCCTAGTGGTAATTGGCTTGCTGAGCGCTACGGGATGCACGATAGGGATCAAACAGAAAACAGTGCTAGTAATGCACGATCCGATTCCGATACCTGAAAGCGCGAAGGGAGTTGTGCGGGTCTATACGAATGATCCGATACAATTGGTTATTGACGGTGTGGACGACTCGATCTTTGAACGCGATGTAGGTGGATATGCAGTTATAACTCCTGCTTGGTATGCCGAATTGATTTCAACATGGAATAGACATCACGAAAAGGAATAGGCATGGAGTGGATGACAATAAAAACGCTGGTTGAAACAGTTGGACTACCTATAGCTATGATACTGTTTTTCATCTGGCTAGAGATAAAGCATCGGCAGCGCGAAGAACTGCGTGAAAAGGTGCAGCTTGCCGAAAAGAGGTCAATGGCTGAACGATTGGCGAAGATCGAGGATTACCAAAGAGACGAGCTGCAGAAGCTAGTAACCGATAACACCGTTGCGCTAAAATATCATGCTGATGCGAGTCGGCAAATGGTGGAAACAAGCCGGGAGCATTCGCAGATCAACCGGCAGTTGATTGTGGCGCTTAGAACCAGGCCATGCATGTTGAAAGACATCGACCGAATCCAGAGCGAGATAACATGAGCGTAAAATTCTCGATGAGGTTCAAACTGAATCAGGATCTTATAATTGCCAAGACACGGGCAGGAACGGAACAACGTCTAGGCAAAATAGGTTCTTTGATCGAATCTAATGCCAAGCAGATAGCCGGGACCGGTGGCGGAAGTGTTCCTAATCCACCAAGTACGCCAGAAGCGAGAAAAGACGCAAACATCTATTACCACTCGTTTTTGAGACGGTGGGTGCAAGGCTCAAAGCCAGGAGAACCGCCACGCGCACAGACGAGCGGATTGATTCAAAGCATACGGCATGAAGTAGATATGGCAAGTCTGTCTGTGCGAATCGGTCCTTCGGTTAAGTACGGCAAGTTCTTAGAGTTTGGTACGCGGAAAATGGCAGCACGTCCGTTCATGCGGCCGGCATTAAAGCAAGCGACCGATAAGTTGATCAACCTTTTTGAAAGGCTTTTTTAATGAGTGTGGTCCAAGGCGTATATGATGCGATCATAGATGAACCCACATTTACCGCGAAGCTTGCAGAGTATAACGGATCGCCAGCCGTTTTTACGATGACTCCAGCGCCGGAAGACTGCGAACACCCGCTTGTGACAATTAGCCAAGTATCTGGATCATTGGGAAATGGGCGAGATCGTGGTCATAGAGGTGGGGAATTTTTGATTGATGTGAATGTGTGGGGAGACAAGGGAGATTCGGAAAAAGCTATACGTGAATATGCTGATGAGTTATGGCTATTACTTGACCGAGCATCCGTTCAAGCCGATGGTTTTGACGAGACAGTTTATTGCGTGGCTACACCACCCAGTAGGGTGAGTGATCCTGATGGATTCCCCGGATTTCTGATAACGTGTAGAGTTTTGGTACGGACGGCATAAAGGAGATTTCTATGGCCTCCACTATTGGTTCTGATTGTGTTTTGTATTACAACGCGGGGACTACTGGTAGTCCTTCGTGGTCCGAGATCGACACCGTTCGCGATGTTACGCTGCAGCTTTCGGCGAATGAGGTGGACGACACCAGCCGCACGACGCAAGGCTGGCGGTCTAAGCTGTCCGGTCTTCGCGAATGGGGCGCAGATTTCGAGATGATCTATGACACCTCGAACACCGCGTGGCAGAAGGTTCGGGAAGCGTATTTCGCGGGAACGTCAATTGAAATCCTTGCGCTTGACGGGGACATCACCGTTGACGGCAAGCAGGGGCTTCGTGGCACGGTTTTTGTCACCAGCTTCGAACGCGCTGAACCGCTTGAAGATGTGGTCAGCAATTCGACCACGTTTGTCGGTAACGGCACCCCGACATGGGTTGAAAGTTCCGGTGGCGTTGTGAGTGAGTTGGGCAGCTAACATATTTTATGGACAAGGGGGCGGGGAGCCCTGCCCCCTACACTAAACGAGGAGGAGGAATCAAGTGGCAAAGTTCACAGACAGCAAAGGAAACGAGTGGGTGTTTCGGTTTGGAGTTCCCATGTTCATCAAGGTATGTCGTAAGCTTGACGTTTCGCTGAACGACGTCATTACGATGCAACTGCCTGTTGCCGATTTGATCGAATCGATTCCGATTTTGATCGAAGATCAGTTGAAGGAAAAAGGCATTACGCCGGAACAATTTCTTGAACAACTGGCACCGTCTGAAATGATGGAGCTTTTTAACATTTTAGGGGCGACTGTCAAGGAAGCTTTTCCGGATAATGCGGAAGGGAAAAGCACTGCCCCTTTCGGCCTTGGAGAATCGACGACCTAATTAAGTTGTCGGCGCAGGCTGATGCATCGCCTTATGATGATTTTACGCCGCGAGAGCTGGTTATCATGAGGGATGCAAAGGATGAAATGGCGTGGGACAAGATGAGCGTTTTATTGTCTATGCTGTATAACGCAAACAACAAAAAGAAACGGAAACCGAAAGACTTTCATCCGTACAAAACGCACGGAGGGTTGACGGAAGCAAAGCATGTAACCCTTGAAGACTTCAAGCAGTTTTGCAAGCGTGGCGGAAGGGGCAAAAAATGACTGCCGGAATTGGAACGAATACAGGCGGTGGTGTAGTTGCTGGCGAAGCGTATGTAGTCGTTGGCGCGAATCTTGGGCCTCTTGTCCAAGGGTTGCGTGGCGTTCAATCCACCCTCCAGAATACTGCCGATAAGATTAAGGGTCTTGGGTTCTCTCTTGCAAAAGTCGGAGCAGGGATCACAGCACCATTTGCCGGTGCTGTTGCGGCAGCATCATCTTATGAAGATGCGTTAACAGAGTTGGTAAAAGTTACAGATCGCGCTACGGCAGACAAGCTATCATCCAGCCTGAGAGAAATTGCAAAAGAGTCAGCAACAAGTGCGAATAGTTTAACGTTACTTGCTGCAGATGCTGCGCGATTTGGCGTGCAAGGATCTGACAATATCCTTAAGTTTGTTCAGACGGTGAATAAGTTGGCTATCGCTACGGACCTTTCGACTGAGCAAGCGGGAACAGCTTTCGCTAAGTTGCAAGGACTACTTGGATTTACTATTGACGAGATCGAGAATGTTGGATCTTCGATCAACACATTAGGGCAGAACTTCGCAACCAGTGAGTCAGAGATTGTCGACGCCTTGCTTCGTGCGAGTTCTGCGGCGAAATCATTAGGATTGAACCGGAAAGAGATACTTGGACTTTCTGCAGTATTTAACGAGTTCAGCGTATCGTCGCAGGTGGCCGGAACTTCACTCCGTTCATTATCAGCTTCACTTCTCAATCCAAAAAAAGTTGAAGCAATTGCAAATGCACTGGGCATATCAGCAGACTCGTTTAAGCGATTGAGAGATGAAAGCCCATTGGAAGCTATCAAACTTTTGGCACAGACTCTTAATGCTGGCGGTGAGCAAGCAGAAATCCTAGGAGGAAGCCTCGATGAGTTGGCCGCGAATTCATTGCGGAATCTTGGGTCGAATCTAGGACAAGTGGATAAAGCCGTTTCACTTGCGAATAGTTCATTCGAGGAAGGCACCAGTCTCCAGAAAGAATATGAAACAGCATCCAAGACGTTTTCCAATTTGGTTCAAAGGTTGGGAAATAACTTGAATGATCTCGCGATTGTCGTAGGAAATCAAGTCCTTCCATATGTGTCCGCGTTTATCGAAAGTATTATTTCTGCGATAAATCCAATAAGCGCGTTTATCAAACAAAATGCATCGCTGGTCGTTGGCGTTGCTGCAGTTGGTGCTGCATTGCTTGCTGCAGGCACATCGTTAATAGGTCTTGGCGCGGCTATGCAAGTATTATCTGTTGCCGTAGGGGGACTGGTAGCAGGGCTGGGATTAGTTGCTGGAATTGTCGGTGCTGTCGGAGCACCGATAGCGGGTGTGATTGCTGTTGTTCTTGCTCTTGGCGTGGCATTCGTGACATTGACCGACACCGGCAAGAGTGCGGTGTCAGGGCTGGTATCTGTCTTGGGTACATTGATTACGTCGTTTGCAAAAACTCTCGCAGAAATGGCCGGGCTTATTGCAAAAGGGGACATTTCCGGTGCGTTTGAAACGCTAACCGAATCGATAAAGGGTCTGTGGGATGATGCAATTGCCTATATAAATGGTCTTTGGCAAGAGTTAGCTTTTGGCGTGACACAGGTGGCAAATACAATTCAACTGGCGTGGATAGATGCGTTGGATTCTATCAAAACGATTAGCGATACCGTATTCAACAATCTGCTTGAATCATATTTGCGGATTAAAGGATTGATCACTGGCGGCGATGTTTCAAGTGAAATCTTCGAGCTGAAAGTGAAGGCGGCGGAATCGAGACAAGCAAGAGAAGTGCTCAGACTGAATCTAAAGGATCAACTTGAGAAAGATTTGGACGCATACCGCGAAGAGCTGAATCAACGCATTGCTCCAACATCGTCCAGAGAAGCCAAAGACGAAATTGCAAAAGCAACGACTGCGTTGGCAAAGAGTGAAGGATCAGTCGATTCTGAAAGCGCGTTAAATAAATCGGCGAAATCCGTTGCTTCCGTTTTAGATGGATTAGCAGATTCATTGAAAGGCGGTGCCGAAAAGGTAAGCAATATCCAAGTACCAACTATTGCGCAGTTTGGCGGTCAGGGATTCGAGGAAGCCTTTGCAGGGGTCTTCACCAGCAAGATACGGATCGAGAAATATTGTCCGAGAGCCAGAAACAAACGCGAGTCCTTGAAGCAATAAATACTGGTGTATCCGGCATCTCTAACGGATTCGCATAAGGAGGTTTTATGTCGATAGTAGAGTATGATGTTCTACAATCCGGCGTGTCGCATTCGGCTGAACAAAAGAGTATCAAGTGGAAAGAGGTCCGATCATACAAAAGCAACGATATTGGTCTTGTATCTTCCCAAGTTCCGCTTATTGGTTCTCCTTATCCTGGATTTGAAATCGTTTTCCTTCAGGGCTGGTCAATAGCCACCGATCCCGATACGGATCAACGTGTACTCGTTACATTAACTTATGGCACAGGCGAAGGCCGGGACAACGAAGGGAATGGTGTAGGCGGCGATGGGGGAAGCGGTAGCGGCGGCGGCGGCAGGAATCCTGTCCAAGTCTCTAACGAGTATGGAGAGATTTGGGAGTGGATCCATACCGCACGGCAGGTGCAAATCACTTCCGCACCGCAAGGTGATGACTATGATCCGGTGCTAGTGTGGGATCACGTTACTGATCCAGACAACCAGAAAAACGGCGATCCGTCCGATGTGCTCTTGATCAACCGTGCGGCGGATGGATCGGTAAAAGGTGTGAATGTTTACCGTGGATCGGGGTCTTTGCGAGTCACGAAGACGTATGCCGATAAAGCTGACATTACGCTTGCGCTGCGACAATCTTGGTTTGCTCTTGCAGATCCTCCAAGC